CTCCGACCCGAAACGCGCTCAAGCTTCTGACGCCCACCTAATCCTGCGCTTGATTGCCGCCTTTTTCTTCGCCGTCGTCTCGATGGCTGTTCTGAGTGATTGTTCAATTTCTTCAAGCTCCTCTAGCGTCCAGTTGGGCGCTTTGAGGAGCTTGGCGTATCTCTTGGGAAGAGACCTTGCCACGGCTTTTTTTCGCTCCGCGACGGTAAGGATCATTCGGCTACCAAGCCAAGAGTTGCAATCCTTACAAGCCGGGACGGTTTCTCCAGCGTAGTTCCCCGCCTTGCCGCTTCTGACCGAACACATCCCCGCATAGGAATACGGGATGATGTGATCTTTTTCGGTGGCCGCATCTCCGCAGTAAACGCACACGCTCACGAGCTGCCCCGTTGATTTCTTCCTAGGATGGCTCAGGAAGAGCGGAAGCGGAAGAGGTGGGTCGAGCTGACTCCAGACCCCCTTCCGGCGTTCCTGAGCCATCCTCGGCGCTTCTGGAGGCATCCGAGGCGAACCTCGACCGGAACTTCGCCATCGCGGCGTCGAATTCGGCCTTCTGGGCGTCGGTCATGGCCGAGTACCGCCCCACCGGCCTGTCGCCCTCGACCGGCGCCGCGATCGCCCGCCGCAGGAGGTGCCGCTGCCGGTGCGCCGCCGCGACCTCGGCATCGAGGAGCTGGCAGACCTCGGCGTAGCTCGGAAACCACTTGCAGGATCGCGCCGCTGCGTCGAGGCTCGACCGGGTGTAGGCCTGCCTCGGGTAGTTCAGCATCGCCGCGTAGGCCGCAATCCGCGTCCTGGCGTCCTCGGCGCTGAGCTGGCCGGCCACCAGCGTCCCGAGCGCGCCAAGCCACCGCTCGACGGTCGCCTGCGGCGCGGGCTGCAGCGCGTCCTCGAAGGCCTGCAGGGCGCGCTCAGCCTCGGCCCGGACGCTCGGGGGGATCGAAAGCTGCGAGCCCGGCGTCTCGGTCTCGGCCCTCTGCAGCCAGCTCCCGAGCGACTGCGAGAAAACCGTTGCCCGGGCGAGATCCTGTGCCATTCGTCGTCCTCCGTTCGCTGCTGCGGCGCACCCAGTTGCGCCAGGTTGCCGACCAGTTCGTTTTCCGCCCGTCCGCGCCGGGCTTCGCGTGCCAGTAGTCGCGGAACGACGCCGCCTCGCGCTCGACCGCGACGCCGAGGCTCGCCGCGAACGCGCGGTCGTCCTCCGTCGGCACCCAGTCCGCCAGCAGCCGCGTCCCGCGGTCGGCGCGCGCAGCGCGCGTCCCCCCGGACCCCCCAGAACTTGGAAGAGCCTCTCCTGTACTTTCATGGGTATTGGGTAATGGGTCATGGGTAATGGGTGGTTGAACGTCCGTTGAACGGGCGTTGAACCGCCGTTGCGCCGAGGCCTTGCCAGCCCTAGAGGCTTGCTCCTGCTTGCTTTTGCACCGCACAATTTCCTCGTCGGCGCGCCGATTGATCCATCCCGAACCCTCGACAAGCTCGAAAAACTCGCCCAGGACGGTCGCGACCTCGGTCTCGTAGTCGCGCATGTTGATGGCCCGTGCAACGTCTGTTGAACGGACGTTCAACGGGCGTTCGTGCAGGTAGTAGAGGTCGAGGAGCCGCCGATAGGCGAGGTCCTCCATCGGCGTCAGGTGCCGCGTGTGGCTGGCGTAGTCGCCAATGTGGAAGGAGTAGAAGCGCATTACGCGCCATCCTTCGCTTGGCTCAGGGCCTCGCGTAGCTTGCGCCGCTGAGCGACCACGGCATCCTTGGTGCACCGGACGCAGCTGCAGCTGACCACATACCGATCGGTGCCATTGCAGACCATGCACGGCTTGCCGCTGTACTTGTTCTCGCCGCTACGGGCCGCTTCCATTCGTGTGAGCTTCACGTCGCTGCCTCCCTGGCTGTAGGGTCTCAACCCTAAACCCAAGGCACAAGCAATTGCAAGCGAGCTTGATGCGCGGCAAAAAAGAAAAGCCCGCCGGGACGGCAATCCCGACGGGCTGAATTCGGCGGCGGAAGATTTTCTGTAGCCCTCCACGCCTCATGCCAAATAAGACTTTGCATGTGGTGCCTTTGTCAACCCCGTCCGTTACGGAATCCGTTACGGACAACCAACGGATCCGTCAGCGCTTCAGATCAAGCACGAACGCCACGATGATCGCGATCGCGATGCAGTCGATCCAGCCCAAGATCATGTCGTCCTCCTCCGGTTTGTTGGCGGGTCCGATCCATCAGGTAAACGACACGGCCAGGGGCCTGTTGACGCGGCGCATCGCGCTGGATCGGTTTTGAGTTCCGCCGCCCGCCGGCGACGGCAAGGGAGGGCCTGGCCGGTTTCTAGAGCGCGAGGGGCAACTGCACCCCGAGCCGATCAGCGTCGAGCACGACCGCCTGCAGCCGCTCCTGCTCCTTGGCGCGCTTGCGCTCGTCGCGGCGCAGCTGCACCACGCGCACCAGCGCAGCGGGGTCGTAGCCCGCGGACTTGATCTCGACGCGCAGCTGCTTGATGTCCTCGCGCGCCTCGTCGGCGGCGTCGAGCAGGCGGGTCAGGCGGTCAGCGTAGCTGGTCAGGTCGTCGTTGATGCCGGTCATTCGTCAATCTCCTCTAGGTAGACCTCGGCGCGAGGCGTCGTGCGATCGAGGTGGTGGTACAGGTGCATCTCGCGCACCGCGCGGTCGTTGCGGTAGATGCGGCCCTGCAGGGCGTCCAGCAGCAGGCTCGGATCGAGGTCCGGCCTATTGCTCGAATAGTAGATGTGCGCGGTCAGCCGAATTGGTGACAGCAGCTGATTATCCGGAGGCAACTCCGGCACCTGCCGTGCGACGGCCTCGACGTAGGCCAGCCCCTTCTCGCTCTTGATGACGCGCAGCTTCGTGCCGAACCTCACGATCCGGCGGCTGTTGGCCTTGGACACCGGCTCGCCAAGGATGATGCCCTGCCATTTGCGCTTCACGTCGAAGTCCCCACCGCGCTGCGGCTTTCCGCCAGCATGGCGCCGCTCGACCCCGTCAGGCTCCGCGCCTCGACGCGCGGCGTCCAGCGCAGCACCTTCAGCGGGCGGATCATGTGCGCCGGGATGTCCTCGAAACGCCGCCCGGCCATCAGCCGCGGCCAGAGGCGCTCGGCGCGTTCGACGCTCTGCTCGGGATCGGTGGATGGCTGCGCTTCAACCGGCGCGCCGTCCTCGAAATCCTGCAGCTGCGGAGGGTATGGCGCGACCTTGCGACCGAGCGTGAGTGCCTTGTGGCCCTCTGGCGTCAGCGCGACGCGGTGGTCCGCCCATTCGGCCAAGCCGCGCTTGCGGAGCGAATGGATCGCGCTGTTCAGCCGGATGCGGTTCTGTATGCCCGCGATCCACGCCCGCCACGCCTCGATGCTGGCCTCGCCGCCTTGCTTGTCCATCCACTCGCAGATCACCCTCGTGAAGCCCGCCGAAACCGCCGCGCGGTAGCGCGAGCCGCGCACGGGCCTCGTGGATGCGAACCAGTATGTCCAGCCGCACTCCGGCGGCCTCGTCGGGACGTAATTGCTCTCGACGACGCGCTTGCGCTTGAGGTGCGCCAGCGAGCCGAGGATCGCGCCGCGGTCCATTTGCGGCAGCGCCGCGCACAGATCCGAGGTCGTGGCCCTGCCTCCGGCAACGCGCAAGGCGTTGGCGACCTGCTCGATCGCGGTGATCCGGTTCATCGCCGCGCCTCGGGCTGCGTGGCCGCCTGCGGGTCGAACCGCAGGCGCCGCTTGCGCGCGATCTTCAGCGCCTGGAGCTGGCGAGCCGCCGGAAGCCGCTGCCGCCGCTTCCAGTTGCTGATGGCCTGCGGCGAGGTCGCGAATGCGCGAGCCGCCGCGAGAGTGCCGCCGATGGCGGCGATGAAGGAATGCAGGTTCATGGTTCGCCACGGCTACTACACCCTGCGTGTAGCCGTCAAGCGGACTATTTGCGCAAACCTGTTGACGGCCTGCACCGCTGGTGTATGTTTGCCCTGTCGCCGCGTTGGCGACGCAACCGGGGAGACAGACTATGTCGATGATGAGCATGAAGGACACCACCGATCGCGGCGAGACGCACATCCGCAGCGTGGGCTTCCTCGACGAGTGCGAGGATGCGCTGAGCGTCATTCGCAGCGCCAAACTGCGCGCGGCTTACGATGTGCAGGCGGCGATGGAGCGCCTGCGCGACGTTCTCGTCGCCCAGCACGCCCGCATCGGCTGCGGCAGCGAGGACAGCGAGATCCAGTGGGAGGCCGACTGCAAGACCGCAATGGAGGCCGGCGAGTTGATCACGGACGAGTTCGCGTACATGACCGAGCGCGAGATCCGCAACGAAATGGACGCCGAGTGATGCGCGGCCTCCTCGCCCCCGCCCTTATGGGCATCATCCTCGCGCTGATCATGGTGCTGGCATGAAGCGCCTCCCCGCCGTCCGCGCGTTGCCGGACACGCCAGCGACGCTCCGGGCGCGCATTCAGCTGCGCGTGGAGCTGGCCCGCGACCTTCACCCTGACAGCCTCGACTATCTGCTGGCGCACCAGCGCATCGCTGTCCTGGAGCGCCAGCTCGCCGCGATGGAGGGCAAGCGATGACCAGCGAACGCCGCAAGCTGTTGCGGACCTACCGCAGCATGATCCGCAAGGCGGCTCACGCCCCGCGCGGCAAGAAGCAGTCCCGCATGGCCGCGCTGCGCGGCTGGGTCCACCGCCAGCTCAAGAGGGAGACGACCAATGATCGCTGATGGCATTCACCACGACATCGACTTCGCCACCTACCTGTCCGGCACCGGCATCCCGGCACCGGCGGTCAGCGGCAGCGACCTCGTCGCCTACGAGACCGAATGCCCGGCCTACGCCCACGCCTTCTGGCGCGGCAACCCGGCTCGCATCCAGTCGGACAGCACGCCCGCGATGGCGCTCGGCACCGCCGCGCACTGCTACATCCTGGAGGGTGCCGACGCTTTCCACGACCGCTACGCGATCAAGCCCGAGGGCCTCAACTTCTCGACGCGCGAGGGCAAGGCATGGCGCGACGCGCAGGAGGGCCGGTCGATCATCAGCTTCGACCAGCACATGCAGATCCTCGCGATGCGCGACGCGCTGATGGCCCAGCCCGACGCCCGCCGCCTCCTCGAGGCCGGCGGTCGCGCCGAGGTCACGATGGTCGCGAAAGACGAGGAAACCGGCCTGACGCTTCTGTGCCGCCCCGACCTCTACATCTCCCGCGCCGGTCTGGCGGTGAACCTCAAGACCACCGCGAACCCCGCTCCGAATGCGTGGCGGCGCACCTGCGCGAACCTCAGGTACGACCTGGGCGACGCGATGTTCCGCCTCGTCGCCGGGTTGCTCGGCGTCCAGCGGCCCTCGCACGCCTTCATGGTCGTCGGCTCGCAGCCGCCGCATCTCGGCTACGTCGCCGCCCTGTCCGCCGAGGCCGCATCCGCCGCTGACCAGCAGCTGCGCCAGATCCTGCGCCGCTTCGCGAAAAGCGTTGCGTCGAACGACTGGCCGGGTTACACCGTCGGTGTTCTCG